GTCTTCTTTGCCAATGAGCGATCACCGGCTGCGGCCCTGGCGGGATCTACCCGCGCCCGCAGCCTGCAGAACGACATGGCCAGGGCTGACCTGCAGCGCCGGCTGAGCCTGACCAACCAGGCGCGCATGCTGGCTGTGGCCATCTCCAACACAGACGTGGTGGCAACCAGCCAGCAGGCCGTGGCGTTGCGTGATGCCCTGGTGGCGCAGATCGATACCGAGCTGGAGGTCAATGACCCGCCCGCGGAAGTGGCAAAGACGCTCTCGGCCATGCGGACGGCGGTGGTGCGCGATGTGACGGCACGCAGCGAATTTCTGCGCAGCCGCTCTACCTACACCCCAGCCACCATGCTGCCGGCGGTGGTGCTGGCGCACCGCATCTACCAGGACGCTACCCGCGCCGATGAGCTGGCCGAGCGCAACGCCGTGCGGCACCCTGCCTTTGTGCCGGCACGGCCGCTGGAGGTGCTGCGGTGACCGACGTGGACAATGAGTGCCAGCTCCTAATAGGCAGCAACAGCTACGGCGGCTGGACGCGCATCGAGATCCAGCGCGGTATCGAGCAGATCGCGGGCGGCTTTGTGCTGCAGGTGACCAACCGCTACCCTGGTGTGGATGAGCCCATGCAGCTGTGCGTGGGCCTGGCCTGCCAGATCCGCCTCGGCGCTGACCTGGTGATCACCGGCTACATCGATGAGTTCGAAACCGACGACACCGACACCAGCTCATCGGTGCGGGTTGCCGGCCGCTGCAGGACGGCCGACCTGGTGGACTGCTCGGCCGTCTACAAAAGCGGCCAGTGGCGCGGCGTGCGGCTTGAGCAGATCGTGGCAGACATTGCGCGCCCGTTCGGCATCACTGTCACCGTTGCGCCTGGCACGGACACGGGCGACGTGTTCAAGCGCTTTGCCCTGGAAGAAGGCGAGAAGGCTTTTGAGGCCATCGACCGGGCCTGCAGGCTGCGGGCCGTGCTGGTGACCAGCACGCCCGAGGGCAACCTGCTGATCACCACGGCCAGCACCGTGCGCGCTGGGGTGGCATTGGTCGAAGGCGTGAACATGAAGAAGTTCAACAGCAAGCACAGCTGGCGCGAGCGGCACAGCGAGATCATCCTCAAAGGCCAGGTGCCAGGCGATGACCAGGAGTTTGGCGCTGCGGCCGCGCACCTGAAGGCCTCGGCCAAAGATGCGGAGATAGACCGCTACCGGCCGCTGGTGGTGGTGGCTGAGCACGGCACCAGCAACAAAAGCCTGGCAGACCGGGCCACCTGGGAGGTCAACGTGCGTATGGGGCGCGGCAAACGCGGCGGCTGCACCCTGGTGGGCTGGCGCACCGGCAAGGACGGCCAGGAAGGCCCGCTGTGGCGCGAGAACACCCTGGTGCCGGTGACCAGCCCGCGCATGTACCTGGATCTGGAGCTGCTGATCGTCGGCTGCACCTACCAGCTGACCGAGCAGGGCAAAAACATTGAGCTGACTTTCTGCCGGCCGGAAGCCTTCCAGCTCGTGGAGGGCATTGGCCGCAGCAAGCTCAACGCCAAGCTGAGCGACAAAACCCAAAAAGAGAAGAAGAAAAAGGGCGACGGCTTCACCCCCAGCTGGGAGCGCACGCCACCCAACCCGCGCGACACCAGGGGTGCGCCGTGAGTACCGCCGATCGCGTGCGGGGCATGATCAGCCGCGCGGTCGTCGGTCCGGTGAACGACACACCCAAATTGCAGGAGCTGCAGATCACCATCATGGCCGGCCAGACGCCCGACGGCGTCGAGCGCTTCCAGAACTACGGCATCACCAGCGTGCCGCATCCAGGCGCGGAGAGCATTCCACTGGCGATAGGCGGCAGCACTGGCCACACCGTGGTGATTGCAGTGGACGACCGACGCTTCCGCCTGACCGGCCTGCGGGGCGGGGAAGTGGCCCTGTATGACGACCTGGGGCACAAGGTGCATCTGACGCGTGACGGCATCGTGATCGATGGCGGCGGGCACCTGGTCAAGATGGTCAACCTGGAAAAGCTGCGCGTGGAATCGGACATTGACGCGACCGGGCAGATACGCGATTTGTGCGACACACCGGCGTCTCGCACGATGGCGGATATGCGCGCCACTCACACCGATCACACGCATATCGAAAACGGCGTGGGCAGCGAAACGAACCCCCCGAGTCAGCCTGTCTGACTAAAGCGTTTTAAGAGACATAAAGCCCCGCTTTAACCACACTCGCGCGATGGACCTGGCACTCATTTACGACCCCAAGCTGCAAGCGTATGACATTGCGCTGGACGGTGCCGACTTCCTGACGGAAGACACGTTCGCCTCGGCCGTCCTGGTGTCGCTGCTGTGCGACCGTCAGGTCGAGGCCTATGAAGTGAAGCCTGGCGAAGACCGGCGCGGCTGGTGGGCTGATGCCTATGCCGACAACAACCACAAGACCGGCTCTCGCCTTTGGCTGTTGGAACGTGAGAAGCAGCTGCCCAGCGTGGTGCAGCGCTGCAAGCTCTATTGCGAGGAAGCGCTGGCCTGGTTCATTGAGGACGGTCTGGCCGAGGCGATCACGGTGACCGTGTTTACCCCGCGCATGGGCTGGCTGGCTGCCATGATCAAGTTCCAGATCAACGGCAGCGCGCGGAGCTTACGCCTTGAGTTTGACGAAGCCACCCAGGTCTGGCGCCTGGCTGGGGAGGCGTTTTAAATGCCGGTTGAACGCGACAAGCTGCCCGCGCTGATTGAGCAGGGAGCAACCAACCTGGAAAGCCGCCTGCCTGGGATGCTGGCGCGTATTCGTGCCAGTGTCATCGGTGTGCTCAACAAAGTCATCCAAGGCGGCTTCGACGCGCTTTTCAAGTACATCGACCGCAAAAGCCGCGCCTGGTGGCCTGACATCTGCGATGAAGAGGATCTGCCGGACCACGGCGCGCGCTGGGGCAAGCCCCGCCTGCCAGCAGCGCCGGCCACTGGCACGGTGCAGTTCACCGGCCTTGAAGGCGCAGCGATCCCCCAGGGCACCGTGGTGCAGCGTTCGGACGGCACGCAGTACGCCACCACGGCGCCTGGCGTCATTGCTGCTGGCGTGGCGAACATTGCCGTTGCAGCCGTGCTGCCAGCGCAGCTGGGCAACGCGGTCATTGCAACCTCTCTCACGCTGACTTCGCCGGTTCCGAACGTCAACGCCGTAGCCACGGCATTCACGGCGCTGTCTGGCGGCGCCGACATCGAGAACCCCGAGCGCTGGCGCAACCGCATCATGGCGCGCATTCGCCGGCCGCCCCAGGGCGGCGCCGACTATGACTTCGAGGGCTGGGCACTGGAGGTGCCCGGTGTGACGCGTGCGTGGGTGTATCCCAAAGAGCAAGGCCCCGCCACTGTGGTTGTGCGCTTCGTGCGGGATGACGATGCGTCGATCATTCCGGACGCGGGCGAGGTGGCGGCCGTGCAGGCATACATCGAAGCGCGCTGCTCGGTGATTGTCGATCTCATCGTTGTGGCTCCAATTGCTACGCCGCAGGACTACACGATCCAGGCGATACCGAACACCGATGCGGTCAAGGCCGCTATCCAGGCTGAGCTGGCGGCGCTTTATCTGCGCCAAGCCAAACCGGGCGGCACCATGCTCATCAGCCAGGAGCGCGAGGCGGTGTCCATCTCGGCCGGCGAGACCGACCACGTCATGACCGTGCCAAGCGCGAACCAGACACACACCACCGGCCTGTTGCCGACCTTGGGAGCGTTTACATGGTTGTGACGCTGCAGGCCTGGCTCTCGGCGCTGCAGGCGATGCTGCCTCCTGGCCGCGCCTTCACGCGCGATCCGGATGCCGTGTTGACCAAGCTGCTGACCGCGATTGCCGGGATGTTCCTGGATGCGCAGCTTAAATTTGAAGACCTGCTGCTCCAGGCCGATCCGCGCCGCGCCACCAGCATGCTGCCCGACTGGGAGCGCACGCTCGGCTTGCCAGACCACTGCACGCCGGCAGGCCAGCAACTGGTGGACCGGCAGCGCGCAGCGTACCAGCGCCTGACCGAAGAAGGCGGCCAGTCAGCGCCTTACTTCATCGGCCTGGCGGAAAAGCTGGGCGAGGCTGACGTGACGATCACGCGTTTCAAGCGCATGAATTGCAACAGCCACTGCAACGACGCGCTGTATAGCCTTGCCGACAAGTTCACTTGGCGCGTGAACATACCGCGCCCTGCGCTCAATGTTCGCCGCGCCAATTGCAACAGCCACTGCAATTCGGCACTGCAGGAATACACGCCGTCCGTAATCGAGTGCGCCATCAACGAACGCAAGCCAGCAGAGTCGGATGTCATTTTTGCCTATCAGGCATAACAAAGGAAGAAAGCAATGGATCGCATTGACACAGACACCAAGGCGGTAGATCTTTTCGGGGCTGGCAAACACGGCTTCAAAGACGGTAACCTGGCACTCGGCGTCACACCCACCGACTTCGATGCCGAATGGTGCAACGCTCAGCAGGAAGAGAAAATGTCCGTCATTGAGGGGGCTGGTGTTGTGCCGGCTGCCGGCGTCTTAACGCAGCTGCGTCAGGCGCTGCGCCGTCTCTTCGGTGGCAACGTCACGACCGTTAACGCTGCGGCAAGCCCTTTTGCCTTGGCTTGCGATCACGCTGGCGTGGTCTTGATCGATGCCACGGCAGGCAATGTGGCGCTAAATCTCCCGGCTGCCAATTTGCTGGCAGGCCTTCAGTACGAATTCAGGCGCACGGATTCAACGGTCAACACTGTGACGATCAACCGAGCCGGTGCTGATGTGATCGATGAGGCTGACACATCGATCGTTCTCCCGCCCAAGGCGGTCCGCCGTGTCCGGGCAGACGGCGCTACCGGCTGGCCATCCCTATCCGCATCGGCCGCAACGCAGGCAGAGGTCAACGCCGGCACTGACGACGCCAAAATGGTGACGCCCAAGACGTTGCGCTTCGGTTTTGCGTTCTCGCCTGCCGGATACCTCGTGTTCCCGAGCTGGCTGGGTGGTTTCATCATCCAATGGGGCGGCTTTAGTTTCCTTGCGGGTGCCGCCACCATCGTTTGGCCCATCGCTTTCCCCAACAACTATTTCGGCATGAGCGGAATGCTGGGGGGCGGCCCAAACGCCGATATCGTGACGGCCTCTAGCGTCACTCTGACCGGCGCGTCCGTGCACATTCGCGCAGCTGCCGGTGGCGTCGGTGGTGACATCAGCTTTCAATACGTCGTTTTTGGCAACTAGGAGCCTTCATGTTCTATTCACCATCTACAGGCGGCTTTTATAGCAGCACGATTCACGGCGCAAACATGCCCAGCGACGTAGTCGGGATCACTGATCAACAGCATCGCGACTTGCTGATCGGGCAGAGCGCCGGCATGACCATTACCGTTGGCGGGGATGGCGCACCGGTGCTGGTCGCGCCCGCTGCGCCAACGCTTGAGACCCTCAAGGCCGCAAAGAACAACGTGATCAACGCTGCCAGGCTCGCGGCGAACTTCACCACGTTCCCCCATGCCGGCAAGGTCTTCAGCTGCGACGCCTTGAGCCGCAGCGATATCGACGGCACCAATGGAACGATGACGCTGACTGGTGCGTTCCCGCCCAATTGGCCCGGCGGTTGGAAGGCTATGGACAACACCTATATTCAGATCACAACGCGCGAGCAGTGGGAAGCGTTTTACCTGGCAATGTGTGCGACCGGGGCCGCCAACTTTGCGCATTCGCAGACGCTGAAAGCTACCCTCGCAGCGGCAACCACAGCCGAACAGGTCGCAGCAATCGCCTGGTAAGCCTCCATGCAGATCCAAATCGCGTTTTACAAAGGCACCGGTCGGCTATTCAACCGCGCAGTGTCCTGGTGGGAGCGCGGCCCGTATTCGCACTGTGAGCTGATCACGGGCTACGAGGGCGACAAGGCGATCTGCTATTCGTCATCGTTCATCGATGGCGGCGTGCGCTGCAAATTGATCGTGCTGGACCCAGCCCATTGGGATCTGGTCACCATCGAGGTCGCGTTGCAGCAGGCCTGCGCAGCCAAGCGTTGGTTCGTTGAACACCTTGGCGAGAAATATGACGTGGCCGGCTTGGTAGGCTTTGTTTGGGGACCGTGGGCCGAGCGGCCAGATCACTGGTTTTGCAATGAGTCCGTGGGCGCCGCGCTGGGCCTGCCCGAGCCCTGGCGTTTCGGACCCAATTCCTTCCATGCCGCGTTGACATACGCGCACCAGGAGGTGCTGGCCCCCGCCTAAAAAAAGACAGGGCGAAGGCCGACGGTGCGTCAACACCGCCAGCCCCCGCCTCCACCGTGAGCAAGCACGGTATTGACCGAAGACCCTGCCACCTGTACAGGCCGGGCCATCATAACGGCGATGCCATGCGACAAGAACTGAAAGACATCAGGTGCGGCCAATGCGAGCGAAAGCTCGGCGAAGGCGTGTTCACCAGGCTGAGAATTAAATGCCAGCGTTGCAAAACGCTGAATGACTTGAGTGCCAGCGCAGCTGATCACAGCAGCCCGAGCACCACACCAGCACGCCGCCGAGCGTCATCTGAAGACGGAACCAAAGATGACGACAAAACGGGAGCGGCCAAAGCTCTTTAACAATTCAGGCGAGCAGGACATGGTCCAGGCGGCACCGATGGTGCAGTGGGTGGGCGGCAAGCGCCGCCTGGCCCCACACATCCTCCCGGTGTTTCCGGATCATTCCTGCTACGTTGAGCCCTTCTGCGGAGCCGCCGCGCTCTTCTTTTTGAAGACGCCGGTCAAGGTGGAGGTGCTCAACGACATCAACGGTGATCTGGTCACTCTTTACCGGGTGGTCCAGCATCACCTGGAGGAGTTTGTAAGACACTTTAAATGGGCCTTGACCAGCCGAGAGATTTACAAGTGGCTCCAGATCACGCCGGTCGAGACGCTGACCGACATCCAGCGCGCGGCGCGGTTCTTTTACCTGCAGAAGAATGGCTTCGGCGGCAAGGTGCAGGGTCAGACTTTCGGCACCGCGACCACCAGCCCCGGCCGGCTGAACCTGCTGCGGCTGGAAGAGCAGCTCAGCGCCGTCCACCTCCGGCTGCACCAGGTGTTTATCGAGCGGCTGGAGTGGTCGGCTTGCGTAGCCCGCTACGATCGCCCACACAGCCTTTTTTACCTAGACCCGCCCTACTGGGGCACCGAGGGCTACGGCGTGGCGTTTGGGCTTGAACAGTACGACCTGATGGCTGAGTTGATGGGCTCCATGAAGGGCAAGGCGGTGGTCAGCGTGAACGACATCCCCGAGATGCGCAAGGCGTTCAAGGGGCACAGCATGAAGCGGGTCAGCATCAGCTACTCGGTCGGCGCTTCGGGGCGCGGCCGGGAGCCCAAAGGCGAGCTGATCATCAGCAATTTCAAGCAAGGTGCGCACTAGTGCCGAACTGCCGGCAGAACCGCTTGCTGGCCGGCCCGAAGAGAGCGTTACTGGGTCCATGAACAAACCAGCCAAAACCCTCCCATCACCAGCGCCGGCAGCGGTCCTGGAAGCCATCGCAAAGCGGCACCTTTTTGTGGATACCCTGGTGGTCCGCAACCGGGACCGCCTCGACTTCTACGACATCGGCGTGTCGTCCATCGAGCGGGCGCTGCAGGCCGCTTATCAGGCCGGCGCGGAAGCCGCCAAGGCAGGCCAAGCATGAAGACGCTGGCCGCCGCCTATGCCGCGCAACAGGCGCTCAACCTGCAGCTCCTGAAGCGCTTGGAAACCGCCCTTGCCACCCACGCAGATGCAGCGGCTGCAAAGCCAAAGAACTGGGGCTACCTCGGCGACCTGACTGCCACGACCGGGCGGCTGATCGAGGCCCTAAGCAGCCTGGACGCCCTGACCGCCGAAGAGCGCGCAAAACATCGGGTTTAATGGGCGTTTTAAGCCCCGCCGGGAGCCGGATACCCAGGAGGGGGTAATTTGTGGACAACTGCCCCGCCAGCCACAGCTTTTCCCTACTCCAAGATCGTGGCCCGCTTGCTCCACGATTGCGGCCCGATACACC